AAAGCAGGTTTTATGAAAAAATAAAAAATAAACATATTTTAATTAAAAAAAATTTATAATTTAGTACCCAAACAAAATACGAATGGCTTGGGATATTTGGGATAGATTAAAAAGTCTTACTTGGACTAGAGATAGGTCGGGTAAGAACACCTATATAATGAATCAAAACTCCCTAAATTGGGCAGATTATTCTAAGAAAAAAAACCTTGAAATATCACAAGACCACCCTATTTTAACACCTGCAATGTTATTTGTATCAAAACTTTTTGGTCAAGCAGATATAAAAGTAGTTAGTAAATCAACAGGAGAAGAGCAAAATAATCACTGGCTTACCAAGGTTTTAAAAAATCCAAATACTTACCAAACACAAAACGACTTTCTTGAGAGTTTGCAGTTTATGATGATTGCTCAAGGAAAATCTGTTGTCTACCTTAAAAAAGCTACTGGTTTTAAAAAAAATGAAGATACAGATTCTATATATATATTAGACTCAGATAAGATAAAGTGGCCACAAAACTACAAATCTTCTTTTTTAAGAGACTCTAGTAGAGACGCTATTTCAAATGATAAAATAGTCTACGACCCAGAAGGAGAAAAATTAGAAATTTATTTAAGGGATTTGATTTTCTTTAACGATATGCCTAATTGTTTAGAAAAAAACTTTCTTGAAACAAGGTCTAGGCTAGATGGTTTAAAGCAGACGTTAATGAATACGCAAGATTCTTTAATAGCTAAAAACATTATACTTAAAACAAACGGAAAAGAAATCATAAGTAGTGGTACAAATGAGTCTTTACCGTTAATGGGGGATGATAAAAAAGCCGCAGAAAACTTACTTCAAGATAGCTACGGTTTAGGTTGGCATAGAAAAAGAGGTATAGTTACCAAAGCAAATATAAATTGGCAATCAGCACATATAGCATTAAGAGATTTAGGTCTAGATGAAAGTGTTAAGGTTGACGGTAATTTAATTTACACTGCTTTACATATTCCTAAAGATATTTTAAGCTTAGAGGCTAAAAAAACAACATACAATAACTTTAAGGAATCTATGGTTTCTTACGTTCAGAACGAAATGCAGTCAACTTTAAACTCTGTTATAGAGGTTTTTCAAAGGTTGCTAGATGATGAAGGTCTTGAGGTTGTTGGAAGTTATGAGCATTTACCAATAATGCAACATATCTTAAAAGAAAAGTACGAAGCTCACAAATTAAGAGGAGAGGCTTTAAAAACTTATAGAGATGCTGGTTTGCCAGATAATGTTATTTTAGAGTTACTAGGTTTTGACAAAGGGGTAGTTTTAAAAGAAGTTCAGCAAGAATCAAGCAATAACAATAATAACAATCAAAATGGAGAGCAACAAGGTTCAGAAACCAACTCAGAAGGAAATTAAGAAAGTTAAGATTGAATCAATAATAAATAAAAGGCAAGAAAAGGTCGATAACAGAGAGATTATTAAAAAGTAATAAAATGAAAATAGATATTCCAAACTTTAAAACAAAAAAAGAGCTTTTTGGTTTTTTAATTGAAAACAAAGAGATTTTGTTGACTCAAAAAAAGTCTGCAGTAAAATACGCTGATGGATTATCTATCGACCACCTACCTAGAGAGGTTCAAAAAAACATAACTAAATCAGAAGAAACTCAAAGTGTTGAATCCGATATGGTAAAAACTAGGACAATTATAAATACTACAAATATATTAGACTCGCACGGAGACGTTCATATAAAAGGTATTTGGAATAAATCTTTAAAAGAGAACAAAAGGATATTACACGTTCAAGAGCATAAATCTAATGAGTTTGATAAGATTATTGCTAGTGGCGAGGATTTAAAAGCTAGTGTTAAAACGTATTCTTGGAAAGAATTAGGTTACGATATAGAGGGAGAGACTCAAGCTTTGGTTTTTGATTCTAATGTTAGAAAAGAAAGAAACCCTTTTATGTTTGAACAATACAGTAAAGGTTACGTAAACAACCACTCGGTAGGTATGAGATACGTTAAATTAGAGCTAGCTGTAAACGACGAAGATTACGAAAAAGAAAAGGGTTTTTGGGATAAAAACATAAATTTAATAGTAAATAAAGAAGAAGCTGAAAAAAATGGTTACTTTTGGGTCGTACAAGAAGCTAAAGTAATTGAAGGGTCAGCAGTACCGTTAGGGTCAAATCCTATCACACCAACATTAAATATAAAAAGTGAGCCGACTATTTTGGATTTTATAAACAATATGGACACTCAGAAGTCGAAAGCCGCAGAAAGCACTTTCAGTATATTAGAAGCAATTAGTAAAACAAGTATTAACATTAAAAATTTTTAGAAATGAACGAAGACGAATTTAAAGCATTAATTGCTAAGATTGAAAAAACAATCGGAACGTCAATGGATGATAAGCTTAAAGAAGCTTTCAAAGATTTAGACCCTAGAGTCTTAAAAGAAATCAACGACAACTCAGAAGAGTTAAAAAAGTCAGTTGAAAGTTTAGAGCAACTAAACAAAGATTTAAAAACTGCTCAAAAAAATCAATCTGATGAGATTGAAAATTTGCGTAAAGAGTTAAACTCTAAAGGTGGAGCAGATACTACTTTAAGAGGAGAGGTTAAGAGGTTATTGAATGAGAACTCTGATGCTTTAAAAAGCTTAAAAGATTCAAACTCTAAAGAAAACCTTAGAATGACAACCAAAGCGGTTGGAAATATGCTTGTATCTACAAACGTAGGAGCTGGTGTTATTCAAGCGGAAAGAGAAGCTGGTATTACTAGAATTGTTAGAAGACAGCCTTTTATTGTAGAATTAGTAAACACAGGTATTATTTCATCAAACCTTTGGGAATGGGTTCAGCAAGCTAATCCAGAAGGAGATGCGGCAATGACTGCGGAAGGTGCTAAGAAAGCTCAAGTTGACTTTGACTTAGTTCTTGCTTCTGCTCAAGTTCGTAAAGTTACTGCTTTCATCAAAGTATCTAAAGAAATGTTAGATGACGTTGCTTTAATTGAAGCTGAAATCAATCAAGAATTAACAGAGTTAATTAACTTAAAGATTGACACTCAAGTATTAGGCGGAGATGGATTAGGTCAAAACTTAGTAGGTATCTTAGAGAACGCTACTGCTTTTGCAGCAGGTTCATTCGCAGCAACAGTTAGTGAGGCTAATAACGCAGATGTATTGAGAGTAGCTATTAATCAAATCAATATAGCTTTGTTTCAACCAAATTATATTGTTATGCACCCAAGCGACGTTACAGCTATGGAATTAGAGAAAGCTAGTGATGGACACTATATCTTACCTCCTTTCAGAAGTGTAGACGGTACTACTATAAAGGGTATTAATGTAATTGAAAACATTGGAGTAACAGAAGGAGATTTCTTAGTAGGAGATTTCACTAAATCTGGAGTAAGATTCAGAGAAGGTTTAGTATTCGATGTAGGTTATGAAAATGACGATTTCACAAAAAACTTTGTTACTATCTTAGCTGAGGCTAGATTAGTTCATAGAGTTAAGTCTAACCATTATCCTGCTTTTGTTACAGGTAACTTCGCTACCGCTAAGGCTGCATTAGAAATAGTATAGTACTATGGGAAGAACTGAAAAAAAAGAAGGACACTTTAAAGCTACAACGGTTGAGCTAAAGTGGAAAGGAAAGACTTATAGAGTAGCATCAGACGTTGCTGATGCTATTAAAAAAAGACAAGATTATTCGGAAGAAGCTCCTAAAAAAGCTACTAAAAAAACTCCGAAAAAATCTAGTTAAGACATCTCAAAATAAAACGAAAAAAATAAACAATGCCTAGTATAATAGACGTAACATATTTCGAGAACGCAAACCTTTATATTCCAAATAACAAAGACGTGAATGTAGAACCTACAACAGCTCCTTCTGTTAGAACTGATTTAGAGGTTATGATTGATATATACGAAAGAGAGTTACTTTTAGGTGCACTAGGTGTTGATTTATATTCGCAATTACAAATAGCTTTAGGAGACTTAGATAGCGCTGACCCAAAATGGAAGAAATTAGTAGAGGGAGAAACTTATACTAACGACAACGGAGATAAAAAGATTTGGGATGGTTTAATAGGTTTTCAAAAACAGAGTTTTGTTGCGTTTTATGTTTTTGCTGAGTACATGAGAAATGATAACGAAGTTTACACTACAACTGGTGTTGTTAAAAACACTTCCAAGAACGCAGAGAACGTAAACCCTACACCTAAATTCATAAAGGCTCACAGAGAATTTATAAAAGGGTATCAAGGAGTTTTATTTCAAGAGCCTAGAGTTTTACTCAATGGTTTTGGTTCTCTTGGTCTTGATTGGAGAGGAAACGCAGTTAATGTTTGCTTATTGGAGTATTTAACTGATAAGAACGATTTAGATGAAACTTCGTTCCCAGATTTTGAATTTCGTTTTTACGACGAACTAACATCTTTTGGAATATGATTGTATCTGAATATAGTATAAGAGAGATTGTAAATACTATGCCATTAGTCCAACTCAATAAAAATACAGCTGTAAAGCCTAAATTTCATTGGGGAGACGAAATGGAATTAAATCGGTATATTCAGTTAAATAAAGAAAATTCATACCCTTTGATATGGCTTTTACCTTCTAACGACAATTACCTAGGAACTAGATATGAGAATTTAATAAAGGACTGTTCATTTGTTATAGCGACAAGGGAAACTAGAAAAGAACTTTTTAATGACCAAAGGTACATTAGGTCTTTTGATTTGGTTTTGAATCCTTTAACAAAAAACTTAGTATACGGACTTACACATTCAAATATATCTGAAAGAGAAGGTCAAGATGGTTTCACTTCTTTTAAACACCCGAACTACTCAGCAGATTCAGAGTCAAACGGAACAATAGATATTTGGGATGCGGTAAAGCTAGATATTAGGATAAAATTTAAGGACAATATAGAATGTTTAAAACCAATTAATTATGGCTAAGAAAAATAAATACAAAGGATTTGTAATAAGAGAATTTGGTTTTGATAATAAAAAATATTTCTACGGAGATACTTTTGAGACATCAAACAAAGAGATTTACGAAAATTTAATTAATATTAAAAGAATAAAATAATATGTCAGCATTAATAGATATTATGAGTAAGCTTGAGGACTGCGGAGGTGATTCAGCGAATACAGGTAAACTAGGTTGTTTACAATCTTTCGGAACACCGTCAAGCGTTATTCTAACAGCTAAAGGTTTTGTTATCCCAAAGGAAACAGAATTAACTATCGCTTATTTACAAGGCGAAGTACAAAAAGGAAATTTAATACCTCTTATTGAGTCTAGTGCTTTTGAAGAAATGTCATCAGAAGACGCTTACTCAACAAACTCAGCAGGAGTAGAGAGATTGAACTTAAAAGGATTGCCTAAGTATAAGTTTATGTTCGAGGAAGGACATGAGTTCTTTAGACAAATGTCCAAATTAACTTCTTACAAATCAAAAGGAGCGATTCTTATTGATGATGATGGGAAATGGTTATTTGGAGTTAACTCTAAGGGAGATTACGTAGGTTTGACTTTAGGTCAAGTTACGGCAGAGATGCGTAAGAGTAAAGTACAGGGTGGAGACGCAGAAAGTCGTTCTTTAGTTATGCAATTTACTGATAGGTATCAATTTGATTCTAGCTACGGAATTGTAGAGCGTGATAGCATAGGTTTTTCTCAAGAAGAAGTTCCTACAATTAACGGAGCAACAATTAAATTAAGCAACATACCTTCTTCGGGAGATACTTCAATAAGCATTACGACTGTATTAGCTTCTGACGAAAGTTCCCCAGTAGAAGGGTTGACTGCTTCTGATTTTGTAGTTACAAGCGCAGGTTCAAGTCAAGTTCCTAGTGTATGTACTGAGACAGCACCGGGACAATATACTTTAACAGTTACCTCTCTATCAGTTGGA